GTACATTTGATATTGTTCTGCCTAAATTAAATTCGTCTTCTGAACCTGTACCATTGAATCTTACAACAGATGGTAGAGATTGAAAGTTAGCAGGTACAACATTTCCTAAGTATGCCATTCTATCTCCTATTCACTAATAGTATCAACTGCTGAGACAACAACATCAAGTGAGTTTGTTACACTTGACTTTGCTCTTAGTTTATCACCTGATTGTAGTATTATCTTTGAACCACCATCTATTAACTCTAATGCACCACCAACAGGTATAGGTGCAGATTTAATTAGGTAAGCTGTTACGTTATTACTATTGTCAGTAATAGCTACGTCTACAGTTATCTGTGAGGTGTGTATGTTAGCCATCCTTATACCAACTATTGCATCATCACTATTTGATGTAGCTCTTATATCTGCAAGAGCAGTGTCTATGTTAGCTGTAAGGGTTCTTTCAAAGTCTTGTGCCATTTCTTTTTCCTTTTATAATGCTATTGCCATAGCTGTTGCAAAGCCTTTACTTGCCGAGCTTCCTCCTGCATACGTTTTAAGGGCAGAAGCTGTTACTTTTCTATTTGTACCACCTGCACCATTATCAACAATAAACAAGTCTGCATCGGCAACTGCTTCACCTATATCTGTACCACCATCTATATCCAATGCAGTCAGTGATATTTTGTTAGCTGTTGAGATTGTACTAAGTTTACTATCTGCAATAGAACCTGCTAAATGTTCATTGTCAACAGAGCCATCTACATATTGGTCGCTATCAACTGAGTTAGCAGCCATCTTAGCTAAAGTTATTTGTGAATCAGCTATGTGTGCAGTGTCAATAGAGCCATCTGTATAGTGTTCAGAATCTATAGCATCATCTGCTATCTTCGCACCTGTTACAGCATCGGCAGCTAATTCAGCAGTTACAACACCCCCGTCTTTAATTGTTACTGCACCACTTGATACAGCAAAGTTATCAGAACTAAAAGAAGCAACACCTTTATTACTTGTTGAAGCATCTTCACCTGCTATAGTGATAGCATTGCCTGTAGCAGAAGTATCTATGCCTTCTCCACCTGAAACAGTTAAAGTCTCACCGTCTAAGTCAATAGCTATTGTGCCACTGTCTGTTGTTATATCTAAATCTTGTGCAGTTACTTGTGCATCTACATATGTTTTAATAGCTTTTGCAGAAGCAACTGTATCATCACTACCTGATACAGAAGATAAGTCAGTGTCTAACACCCCTGATTTAAGATTGTCAACTTCAATGTTAGATACAGTATTGTTGTCTACATCTATTGTTTTGTTTGTAAGTGACTGCGAACCTGCAAGTGTAGCTACCGTAGAATCTATTGCAAAGGTAACAGCATTGCCACTACCAGATGTATCTATGCCTGTGCCACCTGTAAATGTTAAAGTTTCACTGTCTAGGTCAATGCTTAACGCACCACCACTATCAGCTTGAAAGTCTAAATCTTCAGCAGTCAACTGAGTATCAACGTAAGCTTTTACAGATTGTTGTGTAGGCACAAGAGTAGCACTGTTGGAAGCCATATTGTCTTCATCTACAAATGCTGTAATAGTTATTGCACCGTCAGATAAGCTACCATATGTAAGTGTTCCTGATACGTCAACATTACCGTTCATGTCAATGGTTGTAGCTGCTATCTGTATTTCTGTGTCAGCTACGAGGTCGAGTTGTCCGTCTGCACTGGAATTGATGTATATAGCTGTGTCTCTGAATTGTAACTTCTCTGTAGAAGCAATAAGTATGTCATCACTAAATTCAAAATAGTCCTCGTCTTCCATCCATTTAAATTCACCGTCATTACCATTTGCATTAAATGCAACAGTTATATCTTGGTCTGTTGTACCATCTCCAAAAATAAGTGAGTTACCAAATAACTTAGTAATTGGGCCACCATCACCTGCAGTTGAACCATCGTGACTGTGTCCACTCGATACATTAAATGCTGATACTAACGCATCAAATTCACTGTTACTCTGAGCTGCAGTTATCACGTCTCCGTCAGAATATGACGATTGTCTAGCTGAGTATCCTGCCATTTACCTTCTTGCTCCTAATTGATATTCTAGTTGAAATCCTTTTAGTGAATATGGTGCAGTTGTTCCCCCATCGTTCACTCGTAAAGCCACTGCAAAGCCTGATCCTTCTACTGCTTGTCTTACAAGTGGTTGTGATGCTCCACCGTATGTTCCCGACACAGATGAACTTGTTCCATATGTGGAAGTTCCATATATGGCTGCTATGTCTCCTGAGTCTAGTGGGTAAGCAGCAGGTCGTGCTGAGTTTTTACTTTCATAATCATATCTAACAAATAAGTCTGCATCAATTGACGATTCAGGAGCAAAGTTAACTATTACTCTTTGCATATTTTTTCGTATTCCCGGATCATTCATTGTTAAATCTGGACTACGATATCTTCCCGAAATAGCAGTGCCATTAAAATCATTACCTGACTCTTGTCTATATACAAATCCATCTCCTGATCCATGTAAAGCTATCACATTGCCTGAAGATACAAACGTATCTGTTGATGTTGGTCTTATGCTTTTTATTTCTGCAAATTCAAATTGTTGCCCTCTAAGAACACATATAACCCCTTCAGTTGCATTTTCGCCTGTTCCACTTTTTGTAAAAAATATTCTATATTGTGTTTTGTTGGGTATAACTATAGATGTAAAACTACCTGAATCAGATAAGTTAGCATCAAACAAACTTTGCACGTTAGAACTTATTGTACCTAACTCAACGTCACCAATTCTTGAAGTACCTGCGATGGTACGTAGTCCGTCAGGACCTAAGAAAATAAGGTCACCTGCAAATTCTTGTATAGTCTGCCCATTTACACACCCTATGTTTCTTGTAACTGGCACGACAGCAAAGTCACTAGACGAACTGCCACCTAGTTTAAATATTCTGTTCTCACAAAAGATAAATAAATTGTCACGGAAAACCTTAAGTCCTACGATTGTATCATCTACTTTGATGCTACCTGCACCTTGACCACTATTAAAACCATCTTCGTCAAATGGCTCACTGAATACTACTTCTTGAGGTGTAGTGGACATGCCAGAATAAAACATGTGATTTTTAAAAGCCGCAACGTGTTTTGCACCTTCTACAGAACTTGTTGTTATATCTGTTGCACTAAATGATGTGTCAAACACTGTGGGATCATTTGTACCATCTACGACTATCAGTTTGTCGTTGCCATCAAAGTTAAATCTTTCAAAATCATACGTGCCTGCACTTGATCTGCCACTATAACGTTCTGTCCAACTTGATCCACCGGGAGTAGCACTAAATATTTTTTCACCTCTTGCTGCAACAACAGTTGATCCAAACGTTGCAACCATCAATACCTCTTCACTTGATGCACTTGTTTGTGGCACAATGGCTGTTACGTATTTGCTGAAGCCACTTATTCTTCTATAACCACCATCAATGTCAGGCTCAAAGTTAAGAAGCTCAAGTGCTTGTCCGGGTTTCATTATAAATGTAGATTGGTTAAGAACTAATCCACCTTCACAGACGAATGGAAATGCAGCGGTTTCACTTAAGTCAGCCAACTAAACTGCCCTCATGTAATTCTTTCTGTTTATTAATTCTACCCTCATTCGTTTAATACCATCTTCGTATTCTTTGAGGGCGTATTGTGCTGTTTGTACATCTGACCTAAACATGTAGGTGTAGTACTTTGCACGAGCATTGATTATAGGTTCAAACCTTGTCGGGATTATGCCTGTGTCACCGTGAGCCGATAGATCAGTGTTTGTTACATAGTAGTCAAACTTTAATGTTCTATTGCTTGTGTTAGGTATAGGAGTCAAACCTAATTCGTTGTTATATGTTGTGTATACGTATTCTGGATCAGCAAACTTATCTGCAGTAGGTCGAGAATCTCTTTCTCTGTACTTCTCGTTATACTCTTCATAAGATAAATACCTAAGTGGTATAGCACTTACGTCTTCCATAAGTTGAACTAGCTTGACGTACGCTGTAGACCCTGCTGATTCTGTAAACGTAACATAGTGAGTTGTTGCTGTGGCTGTAAATGTAACTTTAGATATTAATACTTCGTTGCCACTTGCAATGGTAAGAGTGGATGACTTAGTTTGTGTGCCACCTGAACTAGTACCAATATCTAAAGTAAGTGTTGAGCCACTAGTTTGCACAAGAACAACGTAAGACTTACCTACTATTAGGTCACTTACTTCTTGTGTTGCTTTTGCACTTGTAAGTAGAAGTGTATTACCAAATTTAGAACTTGCTGCAGGAGAGCCTGAAACTGTAGTCCAGTTAGTTATACTGGCTGAACCATCTATCTCAAAATCACCATTTGCAATGTAATCTTTTGGTTGAAGAAACACATTATCATAGTCAATGTACTTAAGCGTAGATGCTATTGATGCAAAACTATATAGTTGTTTACCTGCAATTGCATCAACTGCACCCTCTGCTCTAGTAAAGGGCCAGTTTAGTTCAGAGTTAAGTATATCAGATATAGCTCTGTTGATATAGTCTTTGACGGTAGTCTGTACACCTCTAGAACTTGCAAAGTTAGAACTTGTTAACTCTACTTCGTTCATATCTCTCAGTACATTATTAACTAACGTAAGATATGTGCTTGCCATGTATTACTTACTTTCGGAGGTATCAATCTCTTTGGGATTGTTTTCAGCT